GAAATCGTCCATGTCGAGCTTCTCCATGAGGGCAACATCGACACCTGCAAGCGCCGCAAAAAGCAGGTAACCCGCGCGGGCCGGGTTCTTTTCGCCTTCGGCGACCAGGGCGTCACCGGCACGCATGCGCCGGAAGGTCAACGAAGTGATCTCGCGGCCGTCATGCTCGACCGGCCATTCGAGGTCGACCGTTACGGACTTCTTCTTGCTGTTGTCCATGGTCAAGCTCCCAGTGCTTGGCGGTGGGGCGCCATCAGGTCTTTGCCGCCCAGGCGCATCACGCGCTCCCACATGTCGACGTAAAACAGCTCTTGGCCATCGATCGTCAGCTCGTAATGCGTCACTTCCGCGAAGCTGTGCGTACAGCCTTGGAAGTCCGCCGGGTCGCTTTCATCCGGCTCCCATGAGGTGATCGCACCCTCGATGATTGCGCGCGCCGGCACGACGCCGGAACCGCCGGGGCCGGCCTTGCGGTAGCTGCCAGCAAAGGTCCAGCGATCGCTCTGGCCCATGCCTGTGAAGATTTCCGTGTCGATGCCCTTGGCGTTGAAGGCCGGCTCCGGCGCCTCGATCCGCGGCAGAGCAAAGTTGGCAGCCATGACACCGCCGCCCGGGTTGTGTTCAGCTGTCGCGAAGACCAGGCTCGGCATCGTCAACGAGGAAATGATGATCGCGCGCGACGTGCCCGGCTGCGTGGCACGCCGCACATCAACACCGGTTAGGAGGTAAAGCGAAGATTGCATGGATGAACTCCTTAAGAGACGGTGTTGAGGCGGGCGACGATGTCGGCGATCAGACCTTCCACAGCCGGTCGATAACGACGGATGTCGGTGTCGGCCCGCTTGAACACGGGAGCGGGCTCGATGCCGAGATCGAGCTTGATGCGTCCGAGGCGGATCTGCTCGGGCGAATTCTGATCGGGAATGAAGATATCCCGATTGTAGCCGAGGATGTCGTCTGCGGCTTTGTGGTCGCGCAGCATGAACAGGACCGAGTTGATGAAGGCCTCCGTCATGTCGACGGTAATCTTCCGGCCAAGGAAGGACCGGATGATCTGCATCAGCTCCACGACGATGTAATCGGCACCACGAACCTGGTGGATCTGCTTCCAGAGTTCGCCCGTGTCGGTGTTATCCGTGCCGATGAAGGCGAAGCCGCCGTCGGCGACCGCACCGTCGACGTTGACTTCGCCTTGCACCACGATGGAGATCTCGCCGTCCAGCATCTGCTGCCCCTCGGTCGATCCATCGATCAGCGAGAAGGGGATCGGCCGCGACAAGCCGGCCAACCCGTAAATGGCTCGGTTCGCAATCGGATCGAACGGCTTGCCTTCGTTCTCGTTATCCACTCGGACAAAGAGGCCGAGTACGCGCGGACCCATGGGCCGCGTCACGACATTGCCGCCTTGGTAAACCCGTGCGGCGACGCCAACCGGCATGAGCCGTTGCGAGCTCATGGTCTCGCGTGCATCGATCGCCTTTGCCGCACTCGTGTCATCGACATCCACGACGGCAACGGCGAGCAGCGTTTCCAAAGCGGCGGGCAGGGCGGCCACCACCGGACTGGCCAAGAACTTGCCGGCGTTCTGCGGATCGACTGGACGATACGCCGTGCGACCAGCCCAAACCAGCCGCGGCGTTGCATTGACGATCGACGGGATGCGCGCGACCGTGCCGAGTGCTGCCACGATATTGGCTGCCGTTGCCGCCACTGTGGCGCCTTCCTCGACCCGCACTACGGTGATGTCGGCTCCACGATTGACGCCCGTCAGCTGCGCGGCGACACCGGCAACAGCATCGGCCAGTGCGCCTTTGCCGAGCTTGGCGACCTTTTCGCTATCGCTGCTTGAGAAGCGCACTGGCGTGTTCAAGGGAAACACGGCGGCGTCAGCGTCGGCCGACGTTTCGATCAGCAGGATCTTGGAGAAGTCTGCCCCGAGAACCGGAACCGGCTCATTGGCCGGTCGTGAGAATTGCATGCCAAAGATAGGCGCCGTCATCGGGCTCTCCTGTTTGATGCCTTGCCCAAGGGCGGTCGGGGCAAAGAAAAACCCGCCTCGAGGGGCGGGTTTGGAGATCAGGAGTGGGGCGACGCCCACTCAGTTGGGTTCTAAGGCTAAGCCCAAACCCGGGCCGGCGTGCTCACCACGGCCGGGTCGAAGATCCGCATGCCTGACGTGCCTTCCCAGCCGGCCGGAATGCCCGGCTCGGTGATGGGCGCGTACTGCATGGATGCATCGAGCAGATCGAGGATCCGCGTCGTTTCGAACAGGTCGCCTTCCTCGGGCAAGCCGTAGGTCAAGGCGAGGATGATATCGCCGTAACCGAACATGTTGACGTGGTGGCCGGGGATCGTTGCCAGCACCTCGCCCTGGTCATCGTATTTAACGATCAAGCCGATCTCATCGATGGCGATGCCGAAGTCAGGCACCAGTGCGCCGGTCTCCTCATCGATCATTGCCAGCGGGTTGCCGGTGATCGGGTTGAGGATTTCGGTCATCGACTGGATGAAGGCGGCGCGGTCTGGGCTCCACGCCATGTAGTGGATGCGGTCGATCATGCGCGTACCCTTTGCAGGAGTTCGTTGGCCGTCAGTCTGCGCGGAATGTAGATCGCCGAGCGATACCAAACGACGGTGCCACCCGGCATAAACTGGAGCGGCGTTGGCGCGAGGGAGCCTCCGTGGCCCACTGCAATCTCCGCAGTTGCTGCGGAAACTCCGGAAGCGATAGCGGTGAAGTCGGTCGCATATGTGAGCCCGACCTTCCTTGGATTTGGGAAAACGGGGAAAGAACCTTCGGTTGGAAGTTCTACACCGTTCGCGTTGACGTTCCTCGATCCACCGTTCAAGCGTGATACGCGCGCGCCGGTCCCTGTCCTGTTTATGTGGGCGTAGTTGGTTGATGATGCTCTAAAGCCAAACGTTCTTTGGTTAAGGTCGTCGTCATATTCATGGCTCATCGCATCGATGATCAGCGTCCCATCCGTGGTGTTGAATGGGATAAATCCTGCCGCGATTTGCACCTGATCGGTGGCGCGGGTGGCGGCGGCGGTTTCGCCCATGAGGTTGAGCGACGTTGGGAAGGGGCCATCTTCCTGCGCCATGAAATGCACGATGATGCCTGACACGCCATCGTGCGGCCAAGTCCCGCCTGAGAAGAGATAGCCGGATGCGTCAAAGGCTGGACCGACGTAGAACGCACCTTGTTCGTCGGTTCGCATCCATAGGAGCCAGCGACCCCCACCCATGTCGATGCTGCCGTATTCCAGTAAGGTCGGCTGAGTTGAAGCGCCGCTTCGATTGACGAACTGGCCGGTCTGAAGATCAAAGGTCAGGCACGTCCAAACGCCGCTGCCGTTCCCCCGACCGATCGTGGCATACTGCCATTCAGCGGCTTCCACGATGACATAGCCGACCCAAACAGGCGCAAGGGTATTCACGTTCTGTTGAAGCCTAGGCCGCGCCGCCGTACTAGCCAGCTTGAAAGAACCGCGGTCCACGATGCCCGGTTGCCCAGTCGGTGTTACGACAGTGCCGATCTTAAACCATGCCGCGTTGTCGAACGCGGCAGGGTAGCGGCTAAGGCGTGTGCGCTGCGCTTCAACACGCATCCCCATGGGGTTGCCGGCAAGATCAAATTCGTTCTCCCACCAAGGCGCGCTTTCCATCTTGCCCGACTTACGACGAAGCATTTTCGTTGTGCTTGCACCTGGGTTGACCAGCACGTCGCCGATGTCGCGGAGCATCGAGTTTGCCGGGTGGACCTTGTCGACAATCCACGCCTTGCCGTTAATGAAGTCGAAGGCCGCTCCCTGGGGCTCACCGAGGAGGTCGATGACCGGAACCTGCACCGGCGCCTTGGCCACGTCGATATAGGCGATCGTCATGTTTCCGCTCCGTCAAGCTGTACCCAAAGCCCGCTGACAGCTGAGACCGTGGTGACCATGTAGTCGATGGTGTCGCCGGCAGCGACGACGAGGGCGAGCCCGGAGGCTATGACCGGAGCGCCGGCAGCGATCCTGACCGGTCCATAGGCAACGTCGCCATTGCGCAGCACCGACACTTCCACCGAGCCCGCGCCATGCGTGACCTCAGCAAAGAAGTGGTTGAGCGTTCCAGCAGATCGGACCCGGCGTGCGGCGGTGTAGCCTTGCGGAGCGATGTCCGATCCGTCGCTTTTGTAAACCGACACCGGATACTCACGGCCGACAATGCCCGGCGCGCCTGCTGGCAGACCAAGATCGAGCGCGTAGGCAGCTTCCCCAATCTCCCGCAATGTTGCGGTGGCTTGTGAACCAGGCAGCAGCGTCGTGATTTCGCCCTGCTCGATGGCAGGCGCACCGCTTGGAAGATCGATCTCGAAAATCGCTTCACGATCCGTGCCGGTGTTGCGCACCGCTGCGGGCGCGTTCGGGGCAAGCTTCCTGACCTCGCCAACGGTGACCGTTGCTGCCGCGCCCTCGGCCGCGATCAGCGACCAGGCAGCGCGCCAGTTCAAACCAACGCCAGGCTCCGTTGCCGCTGCTGCTTGATGCTCGAGCAGCGCTCGGTACGAGGATCCGTTGCGAAACAAGGCTGCGTTCAGAACGTAGAGCTTGCCTGCCTCCCAAGCGTCGTTGCGCCACAGCAGTCCGGAAGGTCCAATAGGCCCGCGCCGCATGACATGGGCGACGACTCTCTTCACGACCAAGGTAGCTGGTGCAATCATTGAAGCATCCCTGAAGGCGGGGCAAAGACACGCGAGAGCGGCCCGGCAAAGTAATCGTCCCGCTCGCCGCCGGGAGCTTTGAAGTCGATGACGTAGTGCGCAGGCTTTGCGCCACGCAGCACTTCCGTCTGCTGTGCTGTCATGGTGATGACCGGGAGGATCCTCGGGAAGGTTTCGCCTTCCAAGTCCTCGATCGGTTCGAAGCTCACACCGTCGCCGGGGGTCAGCTTGAAGCTGACCTCATCCGTCCAGACGTGCATGCGGATTTCCCACATCTCCCAATCCTGCGGCCGCTCGCCGTCGAACAACACGTCGAGGACGATCTGCCAGGAATAGCCAGGGGTGATCGTTGCGGCTTCCTGTGGCAGGGCAGCGCGATAGGTCATCGGTGGACCTTTCTGATGATGTGAAAAGGAAGACCTGCGTCAGCCTTCCGCGAAGGGCTGCAGGGTCAGGCCTCTAGGCCGTCCAGCTGCACCCACAAGCCACTGACGGCGGTGACAGCGCCGATCATGTAAACGAGGTTGTCGCCGCTCTGCACGGCAAGGTTCAGGTTCTTGGTGTCGACCGGCGAACCAGCCGACACGGTCACGGGGCCGTGCAAGAGCTGGTTGTTCCGCAGCACGGTCAGCTCCACCGAACCGGTGCCATGCGTCACCTCGGCGAAGAAGTGTGAGAGCGTGCCGGTGGAGCGGATGTAACGAGCGGCGGTATAGCCCTGGACCGCAATGTTCGATCCGTCGCTTTTGTAGATCGAAACCGGGTATTCCCGACCCACGATCCCCGGTGCACCAGCCAGTGC